GCAGTCCGAACACAAGGCAAACGAGCTTGCGATCCGCGACCTCGAAGAGAAGCGCGCTGCGTTGCGCGCCGTGACCGAAGAGACGATACGCGGGGCCGAAGCGGACTATCAGCAGGCGACGCGCGAGGCGCAATCCGGTATGCGCATGGGCGGCTCATCGAAGGCTGGTGCGGCGAAGATGAATAAAGCGTCGTGGTCAAAGGAAGAGACGGATACCTCCGCGCTTCAATCGCAGCAGGACGCGCTCGGATATGTACCCGGCATGACGGGCCAGGTCAAAGATCAATACGACCAGATCGACGCGCAGATTACGGCGGCGAAGCGCAAGGGCGCAGCAGAGCGCGAACAGATTACCGACCAAGAGGCGCAGCGCCAGCTGGCGGTATGGAACAAAGGCTTCCAGATGTTCCAGAGCATCCAGAATGAAATACTCACGTCCCATCAATCCGCCGCTCAGGTACGGATGCATATCGAGCAGCAGGTGACGATGGCTGCGATCAACGGGCTAGAGAAGGAACTATGGAAGAAGGAAGAGGTCGAGGTGCAGAAGCTGGCGATTGAGGCTGCGATGGCCGCGAAGGGGCTCGCCATGTACCTTCTGCGGAAGGCGGCGGAGCGGATCGCCGATGCGCGGTCTGCCGCAGCCGGTGCATTCTCGGCTACCGCCGGCATCCCCTACGTTGGCCCCATCCTTGCCCCAATCGCCGCCGCCGGAGCCTTTGCCGCCGTCGCCGCCTTCGATACCGGCACCGGCTTCGTCCCCCGGGAAGGGTTGGGGCTGCTACATCCCGGGGAGGCCGTTCTACCGCCTCCGCAGACCGAGATGCTAGGGAAGGTACTGGATGCCGTTGGAAACGGCAGCAAGGGCCGTTCTAGCGCGTTCAATGGGTCGATTACGAACCACTTCCACGGCTCATCCGGGGCCGCGCCCAAACAACTGATGCGGTCGGTACAGGCCGGGATGCTCCGCGCTCACGCGCTGGCGAGCTAACGAGAGGGAGACGACGGTGAGCTATCCGCTATTGACGCTGCCAAAGGGACTCGGCTGGAACTTCAAAACGTCGCAGAAGTTTACGACGATCAAACAGGAGCCGCTCTCCGGGCGTGGGCCGGTCGCGGCGACGCTACAGCAGGGCGTCCTTTATGAGTTTGAACTGGTCTGGAACTATCTGAAGGTTGCGGGCGTGACGACGGAAAACGACTTCGCCTACCTCAAGAACTTCTACGAGGCGATGCGCGGAAGCTGGGGGCGATTCGTCTTCGATCCGTCGCTATACAACCTCTCCAACCTGACGCTCTCCGCCGACTACACGCAACTCGAAAACGGTTTCAGCGGCGTCGGCGACGGCACGGCTACCGTCTTCCCGCTCTGGCGCGCGACCTCGGCGCTCGGCGGCGGATCCGTTACGCTCTTAGAGCGCGTCCAGAACATCTCGACGCTGGTCGGCGTCTACGTCAACAACGTCCTTCAATCGAGCGGCGCGTACACGCTGACGAACTTCCCCGCATCCGTCACGTTCACGACCGCGCCCGCCGTCGGCTACCCCGTCTGTTGGGCGGGCAATTACAACTACCTCTGTTCATTTGCCGAAGACACGAACGATTTCAACGAGTTCATGTGGCAACTATATGAACTGAAGTCGCTCAGGCTGGAGACGATCAATCTATGAAGAACTTCTCCGCTGACCTCGTCGCCCTGCTCGCCTCGAAGGTGCCGATCTATCGCGCGACGCTCATCAAAATCGGCCCGTGCGCCAACGGCTCGATGATCTACGCGACGGACGGCGGCGACGCGATCACCTACGCCGGGAACGTCTACCAGCCAGGTAAGAACGGGCTGTACGGGAGCTGGGCGCGCGGTGCGATCACGACAAAGTGCGGGCTGGAATCTCAAAGCTGTACGCTCACTGTATTCGCCGATAACGAGACACCGGTATACTTCCCCGCCACGAGCGGAGCATCGCTCCTGCTCGACGGAATCAAGATGGGCCTAATAGACGATGCGCCCGTCACCGTCTATTGCGCCTACATGCCGAAGTACGGGCAGGTCGTCGGCGGGACCGGCGGCTCACTCGTCGAGTTGAAGTTCGCCGGCATCGTTGGTCCGATCACGAAGATCGGTTTGACGACGGCGGAGATTGAAGTCAAGGACATGCTCTATCTGCTCAACGCGCAGGTGCCGTGGATGTTGATTCAGGCATCGTGCCGATGGACGCTCTACGGCGCGGGCTGTACGCTTGCGAAGGCCAGTTACTCGCGCGCGAACTCCGTTGGAACCGTCGTCTCTTCGCTCAGTTTCAACCCCACGACGAACCTGACGGCGCACACCGCGCACGGCAACTTCACGCAAGGCTATTTGACGTGGACGAGCGGAGCTAACGCCGGCCTCTCAAACTATATCGCGGCGTGGACTCCCGGCTCACCCGATCTGATTGTCTTCGACGTTGCGCCACTCTTCCCGCTCCACGCGACAGACACGTTCACTATCTATCAGGGCTGCTCGAAGGAGTACACCGCGTGCGCCGACTTCTCGAACACGCTCAACTTCGGCGGTACGCCCAACGTGCCTGTACCGGAAACGGCGGTGAGTTGATGAGCGCCGACCTGATGCGCGCGGCCATCGTCGCCGAGGCGAAGACCTGGCTCGGTACGCCATACAAATCCGTGGGCCGAATCAAAGGCGTCGGCATCTCCTGCGCCATGCTCGTTTATCAGGTCGTTCGCGCGGTGCGGATCATCCCCGAAGGCGCGGCGGAGCCGAAGTGGTACTCAGGCCAAGTCCACCTCAACTCGACGGAAGACCGCATGATTGATTGTCTAGTCGCCTACGGCGGCCGCGAGATCGCGGAGGCGGCGATCCAACCCGGCGATATTGTCTTCTACAAGACGGGCCTTTCGTTCGGGCATATCGCAATCATCGTTGACTGGCCGGAGACGGTGATTCACGCGATCCCGAAGAATGGTTGCAGCTACGCCCACGGGACGCATGAGGGGATGCTCTCCGGCAAACTACGCCGCTATTTCACGCTGATCGGAGATGAATAGATGAGCGTCTTCGGACAGCGAACGCCGGGGCAGCCGCGATACAGCGGCCAACTCCACAACATCTCCGTCACCGAATCCATCTTCGGCACCGTCCTTCCTATCGTCGTCGGAACGACGCGCGTTCACGGAAAGATGCTCGACTATAACGGCTTCCTCGTTACGCAACAGGCGCAGCCGGGAGGCGGATGCGGCATCTTCGGCGGCAAGAGCACGACGGCGGACTACTCCGCGAACGTAGCAATCGCGCTCGCTCAGGGGCCGATACAGGCGATCCTCTCGATCTGGGACCAGCAGGGCAAGCTCGCAAATCAAAGCGGCGCGGACAGTTATACTGTTCCCACTGGCGGCGGTACGATTATCCCGCAGACGAGCCCGATCATCCAGCACGACCTCGGCGTCACGCAGACAGTTCCCTACACGGTTACGGCGAACGATTATGGCAGCGCGGGGCCGGTGACGTATACCGGAACGCAGCAGGTTCCGATGACCGCAGTCGCGACGCCGGCAACACAGTTTGAGTACCACTTCAACCCGGCGACGGGCGCATATACCTTCCCCGGCGCCGCCGCCGGCAAGGTCTGCTACATCACCTATTCGAGTGTGTATTCGCTCTATTTTTTTACGGAGACGCAGGCGGCTGAGATTCCGCTCGCATCTCCCTACACCATATCGACCAGCAACCAGTCGTACTTCAGTTCTGACGGCGGCGTTCGCTTCGTCTCGACCGGCGCAGCGCTGACCGCAACGTCGTTCCCAGGTACTCCGGGACAGGGAGAGTATAACGAGGGCGTTGGCTTTTATACGTTCAACGCAGCGGATGCCGGCAAATACGTCTACATTACCTACACCTACACGTCAAGCAATCCGAATCTGACGAGTGCGAGTTCGCTGAATCTGACATTCTTCAACGGCGCGCAGGGGCAATCGCCGTGGAGCTTCTTCGTCAGCAACTTCCCCTCGTCCGCGTTCGGCTACACCGGCATCTGTTACGTCGGCGCGAACCCGATGGACCTGGGGCAGACGGCGACGCTGCCTAACTACAACTATGAAATTGTCGGACGCTGGATCGCGCCTGGCCAGATGGATGCCGATGTGACGCAGGCTATCGCGGGGCTACTCACAGATCCGCTCTGCGGCATCGACTTCCCCTCTACGTCACTCGGCGACTGGTCACTGGCGCAAGCGTATCTCGGAGCGAACGGAATCTTTATCAGCGAGTACCTGACCTCGCAGGAGTCCGTTGCCGACATCATCAAACGCTGGCTTGACGCGATGAATATCGAAGCCGTCAACTCTGGCGGCCTACTCAAGTTGGTTCCCTACGGCGATACGACGGCAGTAGGCAACGGCTTCACCTATACGCCGCCAACCGATCCGGCGGCAACGCTTACATGGGATGATCTTCTGCCATTCACGGACAAGAAGACGGGCGAGACGACGGATGAAGACCCGATCCAGATCGAGCGCACGGCGGCGAAAGATGCCTACAACTATATGCAGGCGGAGTGGACGAACCGGCTGAACGATTACAACAATGAACTGACGCCAGAACAAAACGATGCCTTTATCACGGCCTACGGACGCCGGATGGAAGGGCCGCAGTCGTGGCACTTTCTCACGACCGTCGCAGCTGCGCAGTGGGCGCTCAATCTCCGCCTCAAGCGCGGCCTCTACAAGCGCAATACTTACCGATTCAATCTCGCGTATACCTTCGCCGCTCTTGAGCCGATGGACGTGATCGTGCTGCCGACCGGCGAGCCGGTGCGCATCAAGGAAGTAGCGGACGATCCGAAGGGTAAGCTGACGCTGGAGTGCGAGTCTTTCAGTTATGGGAGCGGCAATGCGTCGGAGTATCCGAAGCAGCAGTCAAATAGTTTTCAACCGAATCTATCGTCCGGCATTCCCGGAAACACTTCGGCGTATCTCTTCGAGGCGACGCCGCAGAGCGTGCTGGCAAAGCCGAACACGGTACAGATTGCCGTCGCCGGGAATCAGCCCGCATGGGGAGGCTGCGATCTTTATGTCAGCGAAGACGGCATCACCTATGCGAAGGTTGACCGCATATCGAGTCAGAACCGCACGGGGCTACTCTCCGCAGCGCTGGCGTTGGCGGCGGACCCAGATACCGGCGACACGCTCTCCGTTGACATGACGCCGAGCGGTGGCGAGTTAACCTCCGTCACCGATCCCCAGGCCGATCTTTTCGTCACACTCTCGGCCATTATTGACCAGAGCGGAGCGATGGAACTCGTCAGTTATGCGACGGCAAACCTGACGGCGCAGGATCGCTACGATCTGACCTATCTGCGGCGCGGCGTCTACGGCACGACTATCGGCGCGCACACTATCGGCGCGGAGTTCGCGTATCTCGGAACGACCGGCATCTACGAGTATCAGTACCCGGCACAGTACGCGGGCAGGTTGCTCTATTTCAAATTCCCCGCCTTCAATCTGGCGCAGGCGCAGCAGCAGTCCCTTGCGGATTGTAAAGCCTATACGTTCACGATTCCCGGCACGACGCTCCAGCCGCCTTCGACGGGCGTATTCTCGACCATACCGGCGAGCGTGCTGACGGCTCAGGCGAGCGGCGCGACGGCGCAGATCACCATCGAAGACTTTACTGCGGGTCTCAACAATCTCTCCGTCGCCTGTACCGTTGCCGCGCCGATCACCGGCCTCACTCAGGACCAGCTCTACTACGTCTACTACGTCGATCCCGCGTTCGCCGGCGGTGCGATCTCGCCGGTTGCAACGCAGAATCCGGCGGACTTTACCTGCAAGGTTGGATACTACTCGCTCGGCTCGATTCAGACGCCAACGGCAACCG